GAACCATGGCCGGCACCCGCATGCCGTCGGTTAACCGCGAAACCATGCCGCCGCCGGCCAGGCGCAAGCCCTTCATAAAGTCTTTCGGCAGGCGCAAGCTATTCAGCATTGCCAGAAGGCCGGAGCCGTATTTGCGCACCGCCGCCGCCCGCAAGACGAATTCGCCATCCGAAAGCCGCGTAAGGATCGAGTCGCTTGTCGAGGTGCCAGGCCCCGAAACGCCGCCGCCCGAACGCGCCAGGCCGCCGCCGGCCATCCGCGTAACCGGCCCGCCGTTAGCCCGCTCGCCCGCGCTCGATGTCGCTGCCCGCGCGCGCGATGCCGCCGCCTCGGCCCTGGCCGCAAGCGACTCCAACGTCGCCACGGCGCTTTGCAGTTGGGAAGTCATCGAGCGAACGGCGGCGAGCATGGCCGCAAATTGCGTTTCCACGGCCGATGTCATCCGCTCAAGAATTTCGGCGATGCGCGTCGCCGCCTGCTCGAAAGGCGCGATCAGCAATTGACTCAGCCCGGCGCCGATCTCAGTCGCCGCCGTCTGCACCGTTTGAAGCATCAAGGTTACGTTCGCCGGGATCGACGCCAAGGCCTCGGCGATCTTGTCGCGCGCATCGGTGAAAGGCTTCGAAAGCGTGTCGGCAATGCCGCCGGTCGCTTGCGCTTGCTGCTCGCCGCCGGCCTCGGCGGGTTTGACGCCACCGGCCAGCGAGCCGGCAATCGCCGGCTGTATGCGGGACACCTCGGCGATCACCCCGTCGGCCGCCACCTTCGCCGCTGCCGGCACTTCGGAAAGGCCGGTCGTCATCGCGTCGGCGATCGTCGGTTGCCCTTTCAGCTCTTCCGGAACGTGGATGATCAGCGCCGAAACGTCATCCTTGACCTTGCCGACAGTATCGCCGGCCTTCGTCGCGCTTTCCGAAACGTCGTCTAGCGATTGCTTGCTCTGCTCTGCCGCCTTCGCCACGCCGTCGACGAGGTCAAACGTCTGCTTGATCGGCTTGCCGCCGTCGCTGGAATGAACGGTGATCGTCTTGCCGAGCTTATCGACCTGTTTCACCGTGTCGGCGACTTTGGTCGAGGCCTCGGTCGACGCGGCGGCCATCGCCCTTTGCTCTTCGGTAAAGTTGCGCGCCTGAAATTCGGCATCGCTCATTGTACCTTGCAGTAGCTGAACCTCGTTTCCCTGCTTTCGAAACGTCGCCGTCAAATCGCCGACGACTTTCACGCGCGCTTGGATGTCCTGAATATCCGGCCCTAATTCCGGTTGACTCGCGCCGAGGTTGGCAAGCGCGGCGTTGAAATCCTCAATGGATGTTTTGCCCTGCACAAATGCTTCAATCATCGGCCGGAGGACGTCGCCGGCGGGAAGGCTTGTCAGAAATTGCTTTAGGTTCGCGGTTTCCGAGTCGAGCGCCGCCGTCGTCTCACTCAAGGCGTTGCGCGTTTCAATAAGCAGCGTGTCGCGCACATCTTTCGCCATCTGCGCGACTTTGAGGCCGGCTTTCCGGTAGGCCTCTTCAATCTTGGCGACGACTACGCCATGCCGTTCCATGGCCGCCGTTGCTTCATCGGTGCGCAAAGCCCACAACGCAATTCCGCCGGCGACGGCGGTCGCAACGGCAATAAGGGGATTTGCTTTCAACAGATTGAACGCGGCGATGGCAAGCAAGACCGTCGAGCGCAACAGGCGAAACGAGCCGGTTACCTGGCCGACGGTGAGCGCTATCGCGATCATCGTGCCATCAATGTTGATTCCGGTGAGCGCCTTCACGGCACCGGCGGCAGCGTCGAGCGCCTTTTTGAAGAGGCCGAGCACCGGGATAACGACGCCGCTAAAGACCGATTGCATCGCCTGGCCGAAACCGACCACGGCGTCGCGCCAGTCGAGCACCCAAATATTTTTCACGGCCTTGTCGTCGCCGGCAAGCGCCGAAATAAAGTCTTTGATGATCGGCAACGCCGTGTTTGCCAGGTCGCGCGCAAAGGCAAGAATGGCGTCTTTGTTCGAGGTGATGGCGTCGCGCAGCCGGATAGCGCCCTCGGTTATCGCCGGCGCGAAGAGAAGGCCGATTTGATTTTTAAGGCCGCCGGTTGCGCGTTGGACTTCGGCGAGCGCGTCGCCCATCGCATCGCCGATTTCAGTTTGTGCGCCGGTGAAGACAATGCCGAGATGCTCGGCCGTTTCGCCAAGCTTGATCAGCCCGTCGCGGCCTTCATTGAGGAAGGGAATAAGCGATGCGCCGGATTTGCCCAAAAGGCCGATAGCCGCCGCCGACTTCTTGGCGCCGTCGGGCATCTTCGAAAAGGCCTCGGCGAGATCCTGCACAATGACCTCGGTCGGCTTTAGCTTGCCGCGCGCATCGGTGATCGAGACGCCGAGCGCTGCAAACTTCTCCTTTGCCTCCTTGCTGCCGCCGGCCGCATCGCCAATCGCCTTATTCAGTTTGGACATCGCGGCGCCGAACGCTTCGGCGGCGACGTCGTTTTGTTCGGCAGCGAAGGCAAGCCGGCCGTATGCGTCGACCTGCAAACCGGCCGATTGCGCCGCCTTGCCGGCAGCGTCGGCGGCATCGGCGCCGCTTTTGGCAACAGCGGCAATCGCGCCAGCGGCGGCAAGGCCGGCGGTATTGATGCCGGCGAAGACGAGGGCGAGACGCTTGCCCGTCGTCGCCAGGTCGCGCCCGAAATTGTCGAGCCGTTTGCCGAAATTGACGTCGACCTTTGCGGCGGCTTTGGTGATCTGGCCGAAAGCCTTTTCGCCGGCGGCGCCGAGCGCCTTCAATTGCGCTTCGATCTCTTTGCCGCCGTCAAGCGTGATGCGCTGTTTGATCGTACCGCGTGCCATTAATCCAAATCCTTCGCCGCGACTTTTCCGAGGAAGATTTCGCCGAGCCGGTCGGCCGCCCGCTTGGTGATCTCGCGAATTGAAAAGCGGTCACGAAGCTTTACCGAGTCGACGCCGACGAACAACGGGACAAACATCCGGCCGCTTGTGCGCGTGTCGACCTTTCCGGAACCTTTGCGCAGGCGCGCGAGCGTCACCTTGCCGGCAAGGCCGCTGCGAATTTGCGCCGTGGTCGCCGACATTTCACCGGCGAGTAGCGGCTTTTTGCCAGGCCGCTTAATCAGGCGAAGCGGCCCGATTTCCTTCTGATAGCGTTCGGCCGTCATCCGGTTGCGGCCGATCTTTTTCGGCGTGGTCGACAGCGGCAACCATAGGCGCGGCTTGCCTCGGATCGTGGCGCCGGTTTCGAAAACATCGGCATACGGGATTTTGTGATAGATCAGCGCGGCGGCATTGAGCGAGACGCCGCGCTTTGGATAGACATCAACGCGCAAAGCGTTTTGCCAGCGCTTGCCGAAGCCAGCGCCGGCGATGTCGCGCCGGCCCTCGGTCTTGATCGTGTCGGCGATCTCATTCATTGCGGCGCTTCCGGCTTCGGCCAGCGGCTTATACTTATCCCGCAAGGCCGCTTCGAATTCGCCTTTCAGCACCTGATAGACGATCTTCATTCGTTTTCCAGATCCTTCAATGTTCGCCGGAGATCGGCCGGCTTGCCCCGCGATGCATTGAAGCCGGTCACCAGATCGCGGGCCATTTCGCGCTTACGCCGGAGGCCGGCAAAGTGCAGGAAACCGACGATCCGGCGCGGCGTGTACGACCAAACCGCCGCCGGCGGGTGGCCCATTGCGATCAGTTCCTCGACGCTTTCCGCAATTTCGTAACCGGCGCCGAATTTGATTGATCGTCGCCGACGAGGCCGAGCATTCCCGTCAGCTTTTGGACGAAAGGGCCAAGGCCGTCGGGCATCGTCACTTTCATGATTGCTTCGAGCAGATCGGCCTGCGCGATGGCCGGCAGCTTTTTGGCCTTGCCTTATAGGCCGGATCGCCAGGCGCGCCGCAACCGGCGGCGATGATGGCCGCCACGGCGTCGACGCCCATCGCTAGCCAGCGATCGACCGGCACGCTTTTGCCGGTGACGGCCGCGCGGATCTCCGGAAACCGGTTCAAAAGATGGGCGATGCCCTCGGCGGAAATGCCGGGAACATCGACTCGCGTGCCGTTTATCGTCACGGTTTCGACGATGTCGGCGATATCAAGCAAGCCCGCCATGCGGGACTCCTTTGGCTAGGGTTGAAACGACGAATAGCCGCGCAAGGGAAAAACCCCTGCGCGGCTTGGAAATTGCGTAAAGGATGCGGCGCTTAGGTCGCATCGATAACTTCGATCGTGCCGAACGAGCCGGCGCTTTGCAGCACTTCGCCGGTCAGCTCGACTTGGCCCCATTCGTCCGAGATCAAATTCAACGAACCGGATGGCCCGAACGAAACCGACGGCAGCGAGACGTTCACCTTGTTGCCGATATCGTTGGTGCCCTGAAAGGCAATGACGCCCTTGATTTCCGACTCGCTGAAAATCTCGAATTCGGCGTTTCCGGCGGTGTTGCTTGTCACCTCGCCAAGCAAGAGAAGCGCCAGGTTTTCCGCCGTGATTTCGTCGAGCACGATACGCAGCGCCAGCGACTTTTCGAGCGTGATAGACCTGTCTTTGGTTCGAACGCCGGTTCGCGAAGAAAAGTGATCGAGCTTTTCCGTTGCCGGCGTCATCTCGATTTCCGGCGCGTTGCCAAGGTCGCGTTGGCTGCCGCCGGTCGGCGTAAACTTAATGATGCCCTTGCCGATGAAGTAATTCAGGACATTAGGAGAGGTAGGCATTTCATGGACTCCTTTCGAGAGGCTTTAAATTGAACCTGGCCGCAGCACATAGCGAAACGAGAACGATAAGCCGATCTCGCCCGTCATCGTTCGACCGCGTGCCAGGCCGGACGCGGCGCCGTCATACCGGCCGCCTTCGCTATCTTTGGTTAGGCCGATAAGCTGCGCATCGTTGGCAACGGCATTGATCACCCGCCCGCGATAGAGATTGATTTGCGTTCCGACGTTGGCCGCCTTGTCGGAAAGCACGACGTAAAATTCCGGCGTCATGGTGATGATGCGCGGCGCCTTCGGAGGCCGGCCGACAGGGTCGTTATCGTCGGCCGTCTCGTCGCCGTCTAAAATGACGATCGCCGGCAGCATGGTTTCCGGCAAATCGAGGTCGTTACGTTTGACCGTCTTTATGCCGGAAATGCCGCCCGCGATCGTCACTAGGCGCGTCAAGATTTCTTCGCGCAGGTCCGCCATTATTGCAGCTCCAAAATCATGACGATCTCGCCGGCATTCTCGCCCGAGGGCACCGGCTTCGGATGATGGCTAACGATGCGCCAGACGTTGCCGGAAAAGGCGATCAACGCACCGTCGAGGCTTTCGCGCGTGAGCCCGACGGCGAGCAGCTCGGATAAGCGAATGATCGCGCCAGGCTCGACCGTGCCGATTGCGACATTGTCGCCGACCATGACGCCGCCGGTTTTGTCGATCGCCGTCACGTCGGCCTCGGTCGCCTCGCTGTCGTCAAGTGTCAGGATCGCCGGCACGCCGTAAACGCCGTAAAGCGGCGCGAGCAGTAGATCACCATAATCAAGCATTCGCCGCGCTCCACTCTTCGCTAATCCAATCGGCGCCGGCGGCGAGCGCCTGCGCCGGCTTCGGCCGCCCGTGAAAATAGACGAGCCGGCAGTCGGCCGGCGGTCGATCGAGCCCGGTCATTTCCGCTTTGAACGATCGGCAAAGCCCGGCCTCATAAACCGCCGCGTCGGGCACCTGGCGAGACAGCCAATTTTGATCACCGTGCATTTGCCCCATGACGCCTGGCGCGAAGTCCTGCCAAACCCGCGACAAGCTGCCATCCGTCGACATCACCGACGAATTGAAGCCGGGTTGCCAAGGATCTTTGAGGATCGTAAGCGGCGCCGGCCGGTGCAGGCTTGTGACGTCGCCGACGACGACGCAATCAAGATCCAAGAAGAGAAACGGAATTTTGAGCGAGAAAAGCCAGAGTTTCCACCACCACCCCGTTAAGGTCGGATCGACCGGCAGCAAGGGCGCCGTGACCTCGACGCCGGTCGTATCGTCGGTAAAGCAAATGATGTCGACCGGCGAAGCCGCATGCCGGCGGATCGAGCGCGCCAGGCGGTTGACGTCTTCGGCGGTGTATTTCTTGCCCCACTTCAAAAGAAAGATCGGAACCGGCATTGTCACACGTGCGTCCACCAAACATTGTCCGTCGCGACTTGGAATTCCGGCACCAAATCTTTGACGGCCGCCTTGACGGTCGGCCAGTCGATATCATGGCCGGAGAGAAGGCCGCCGGGTTTGAGCTTCGGCCGCCACAACTCGATGTCGCGCCTGCATCCGGCTTCGGAGTGATCGGCGTCGATGAAGACGCCACACAATGAACCGTCTTCGATCAGCGGCGCCGCATCGCTCGTTTCCATGATCAGAATTCGCGCCCGGTCGCCGTAGTCTTTCGCCTTCGTCGTCACATGCGCGCGCAGGCCGTCCATATTCCAGGCCTTATAGGTCTCGGCGCCTGGCGCGAGATTGCCCGGTCGTTTGATCCAGGCATCAACGCCGATCATGGAAAGATCCGGGCAGGTATCGAGCAGGTGGAAAAAGGTCCGACCCTTCCACAAGCCCAACTCGGCAAAGCGCCGCATGCCGTGCTTTTTGACCATGTCGGCTAGGAAATATTCGCGGGTGAGAGACATTCGAGGCTTTCGTCGATGGTGACATGTCGAAACGCCGTGACCGCGCTCGACCGGTTGCAGTTGATGACGTCGGCGCCGATGGTTTGCGCCAGGCCGGCCAGTCTGGAAAACCGCGCCGCCCATTTCGGATATTGCAGGACACCAAACCGGCTTCGCCAGGTATAGCCCCGATGCCAATGGCCGACGCCGGTCATGTCATAGCCGAGCAGGTGGATAGGCGAGGCGCCGCGAATAAGAGCCATCGCCAGCGCTGCAAAGCCGGAGTTTCCGCCGGTGAAAAGCGTATCGTCAAAGGCCGAAACGCCGCCGGCATTGACGCGCCGAAAGAGCCGCGCCCGCTCGACCGGGCATTGATAATTGACCGGCACGGCGGCGACGATCTCGCCGGGAAAGTCGCGCAAGAGATCCGCGCGCTTGTCGAGCCAAACCGTGTCAATGGTGAAGGCGACGTCGGCGAACGGCACATATCGAACCGCGTCGTTTATCGCCACGATGATGCCCCGCCCGCGCAGCCGCTCGAAATCGAAGCCGGTCAAGGATGGCCCGCCGCCGATCAGGAAGGCCGGCCGGCCGGCCCAATCTCTTTCAAGCCGCGCGAACATTGGCGAGCACCTCGTCGAGATCCGCGAAGGGAAAGCACTTGAGCGCCGACGCCGGATTGCAGTTGAAAACCTCGACGCCCTCGACGATCAGCTCGCCGCCCATGCGTTCAAGCGCCGGGATGAAGTCGGCTTGATAGCGATCCCGCGCCGGCGCCTTGTGGTTATCGTGCCAATGGCCGCCGCCCATGTCGAAGCCGAGCAGGTAAATAGGATTGGCGCCGAAGAGATAGGCCAGGTTAAGCGCATTCGAGCCGCTGCAAATCCCGGCGAGTTTGGTCGGATCGCGGGAAAGCTGCGACGCCCTATCGCGCCATAGCCGGCGGATCGGCACGCCCTCGACGGTGATCAGGTCGACGGCCCGCGTTACCGCATAGCGCCCGCGAAAGAGGTGCAGCCGGTCGAGGTTCCAGCCAAACCAGCGTGACATGCCGTCGGCGAAATAGAGCACGTCGGCAAACGGCGCCAGGTCTAGCCCGGCGTCGTTTACCGCGATCAGACGGCCCCGGCCGATCAGCCGGGAAGCGTCAAAGCCTTTCAGCGACGCGCCACCGCCAAGGATGAAAGCCGGCTCGCCGGCCCATTCCCTCGGCACCTGCCACGCCGCCGGAAAACCCATATCAGAACGAGCCGTTAAGCCGAACGAGGCCGACGGCCGACGGGTTGGCGGCGATCTCGACGGCGACGCCGATCAGCGTGTTACCGCTCGACGAGGTCGTGACAACGCGCAGCGTGTTGTTCCAATAGATTTTTTGGCCGACCGTCCACGCCTGCGCCGAAGTCTTCGGCAGTTCCCAAACGCCAGTCGTTTCGAAAGCGCCTTCTTCACCGGCCGGAACGTCGGTGATTGCGATCCCGAAAATCGAGCCGGCGAGAAAGCCGTCACCGGATTCGAGATCGTGCGCAGGGCTTGTGTCAGGGTTAAGCAGCGTGAGCCGGTCGCCTTGCTGTTTGAAATTCTTCGCCATTGCGGTTTGTCCTTTTCATGCGGGGAGAATGGGGAGGGAGGCGCCCGGCCGATCAGCCGAGCGCGTTCCGGCTTACACGCCGCTAGAGCGCAACAGCGGCCGGAAATCGAGCGCCTTCACGGCGGCGTCGATGCGCACCTTGAATTCGACGCCGTCGACCTGCCACCCGTCTTGCTGCTCAAGTGTCGGGTTGGCGTTGCCGTCGAGGTACGACACTTCGATCGTGTCATACTGCGCCGGATCGGCGGCGAGATACCATTTCGCCGTCGAGTTGGCCGAAAGCCTGGCTTCGGAAATGACCTCGGCCATCGATCGAACGTAGTTCGGCGCGCGCGTGTTGTTCGTGCCGGCGGCGGTCACCTCGTATTCGGAGGCGAGCACCTGCGCCGCCTTGCCTTCCAATTCCACCGGAACAAGAAGGTATTTCGGGCGGATGTTCAAACCGCCCTCGGCGATGCTGTCAGGGTCGGTTTGCCGGGCCATCTTGGCGCGCGCCGCGTCAAGGGCGGCGGTAGTGATTGCGCCGGTCGCCTCGTTATTGTGCCCGTTGGCGAAGAGCGCGACGCCGTCGGCCATCAACGGGTTATCCGTCAGCACGGCATAGACGAGGTTTCCGACGGTTCGGCTTGCCGCGCGGCCCATGCGCGACGGGATTTTCGAAAACACGCTCATGTCATCGTTGATGATGGCTTGACGGGTAATCGAGAACATCTTGCCGTAAGTCGCGAGCTGCGTCAGCTCGCCATGCTCGCCAATGGTGCCATAGGTGTATTCCGCACCTTCGAGCACCACGTCGAGCGACGGGAAGAGGTTAAGGTCGACTCGCTTCGTCGGCTTGAAGTCGGTCAGCGTGCCGCGCGACGTCCAGGCGCTGAAGGTTTCCGGCGCCTCGATATAGCCTTTCAGCATAGACTTGTTTGCGACGTTGCCGAGGATCTCGACAAAGTCGGACGTCGAATGTGTGGCGCCGGCCATGGTATAGCGGCGCATACCAAGCGCCATCCCGGCCATGTTCATGACCGAGCCCATTTCGATATCTTTCACGCCCTGATTTCGCAGATGCTGCCGGGCCAGTTCGCGCAGCGACATCGACGAAAATTCGTTGACCTCGCCACCTTCCAAACCGACCTTGCGCAACAGCGCCCGTTCGGCGCCCTGCATAAACCTGTCGCGCCCGTCGGCGGTAACCGTTGCATTCGGCGACACGCGCCCGCCGCCCGGTTCAATGTCGGCGAGATGGTTGATAATCATCGTTTGCGCCTTGCCGAAGTCGCCACCGGATGCCGCAACGATCTTGTTTGCATCGGCAAGCGTCATCTTTGCCGAGGTGCAAAGCTCATAGATGCGCATTACTGCGCCGTCGGCGATTGCCGTCGGCTCGGCGGCAGGTGCCGGAGCCGGAGCCGGAGCCGGCGCAGGTGCCGGAGCCGGTGCAGGTGCCGGCGCGTTATTGTCCGCCGGGTTGGTTTTCGTGGTCATGATAATTTCCTTTCGTTTGTGCCCGGCGGAAACCGAAGCGACCATCGGCAGACCTTGCGCCTGTCGATCCTTTGCCAGCGCGCCGAGGCCCGCCGGTGCATGCATGTAAGTCCGGTAATCGAATGTCGTGTCGGCCTTGGCCGGCGCCGCCTCGCCCTCGATCGCGGCGGTTGCGAAGCCCTGTTTGACGGCTTCGTCAGGCCCCATCCATGTTTCAGCGCGCATCATTTCGCGCACCGCATTCGCATCGAGGCCGGTACGATCGGCGTAAACATTCGCGAAAATGTCGGCCATCGTGTCGAGAACATTCGCCGTGCGCCGATGTTCGTCGGCCGGCCCGAGCGTGATTCCAGATGGTTCATGGATCATCATCAGCGTGCCAAGCGGCATCTGAATTTCGTCGCCGGCCATGGCAATGACCGAAGCGGCCGAAGCGGCGATTGCGTCGATCGCAATCGTCACCTTGCCGTCGTGACGTTTCAGGGCGTTGTAAATCGCCGAGCCTTCCATGGCGATGCCGCCGCCGGAATTGAGCCGCACCGTGATATCGCCTTCGAGCTGCGACAGCGCTTCGATCACGCCTTGCGAATTGAAGCCGGTATCATCCCAAAAGTCGTAAAAGCCGACCGGCCCATAAAGCACCAATTCGCCGTTAACGATTAGGTTCGGCATTGTCGTTTTCTCCTGTCTGATTAGGGTCGCTGCCGTCTTCCGTCGGGATCGACACGGCGTTGCCGGCGCTTGTCACGCGGCGAGGATCGGAGTCGAAGACGAGGCCGAGCCGGTCGGCGCGTTCGTTCGAGTCGGCGATCTCGGCGTCGAGGTCGGCCGGATCGTGGCCAAGCTTGCGCTGTTCATTCGGCCGCGACGAAAGGCCGGTACGGATCGCGTCGCGCGCCGCCCTGGTCTCTTCGGCCGGATTGATCATTTCGCGCGGCGAGGGCGTCCAACGCATCGTTGCCTTCGGCGCCTTGCCGTTCATCAACAAGACGGCGTCGAAAAACCACCGGGCAAGCGGGTGGCAAAGTTGCGGCACAAGCATATGGTTTTGCGCCGTGGCAATCGTCCGTTGGAATTCCAGCCAGCCCATACGGCCGGATGAAAAGTTGACGCCTTTCAGGTCGCCCGAAAGCGCCTCGTAAGACATGCCGAGGCCGACCGCGATCTCTTGCAACTCGGCCCGCTTGTATGCGTCGTATTCGCCGACCGAGGGCGGCGTTCCAAATGTGACATCCTCGCCAGGCCGAAGGCGTTGGATCAAGCCCGGTTGCAATTCCTCGACCGAATAGGGCTGGCCCGACTCGGCTTGTTTGATCGCATCGCCGCCGCCGCTGATATCGTCGTCGGCAGTCACGAAGGCGGCAAAGCACGCGGCGACTTTCTGGCGAACGAGCTGCGCGTCGCCATAATCGGCGAGGTCGCGCATTTTCAGGATGCAAGGCGCGAACCATGTCACGCCGCGCACCTGGCCCGGCCGGTCTATGCGGTAAATGTGCGCGACATCATCAACCGGGATGCGCCGGCTTTCATAGTTGGTTTGCCGCGTGGCATAAGATCCGGGATGCTCGGTAAAGAGCCAATAGGCGGCGCGCCGGCCGATCGGATCGAATTCCACGCCTTGCACGATCTGGCCGCCGTTCGGCAACGGCCCGTCTTTGTTCGTGTCGAAATAATCCGGCTCTAAAACTTCGATCTGAAAGGGAAGGGGATAACCATCCTCGATCCGCCGGCGGCGGCGTCGCACAAGCGCCTCGCCGCTTTCGGCAACGGTGGCCATGATCAGGCCTTGCAGCCCGTACAAATCCATTTGCCCGTTGACGTCGCAAGCCGGCGTATCGAAGTGCGCCTTGATCAGCTCTTCGAGGGCGGCGCGTTCGCCTTTGCTCTTCGAGACGATCGACGGGAAGATGCCAGGCCCGACGATATTGTTTTTCAGCACCTGCTTGCCGCGCGCCGCATAGGGATTGTTTCGCACCATATCGCGCGCGACATCGCGCAGCCGGGCGAGCGCCGGCAGGTTTTCAGAGTTGGCATCGGTCGACGAGACGCGCCAGCCCTGCGCGCGCCGGCCTTTGGTGGCGCCATCGTAGGCCATGCGCGCCGCGACGAGGGCGGCGGCACGGCTTCGCGCCTGCTCGCGTTTCAGCGCCCGCGCCGGAGCGACGGCGGCAATCATCCTATCAATGAAATTCATCGATCAAAGGCCCCGCGAAAAGCCGGCGACGGTACGGCGCGGCGGCCCGGCGGTCGGGTTTACTTCGCCTTCCATGTCGGCCAGCGCCTGGCGCATCTCGGCCAGTGACCGATAAGTGACCTGCTCGTCGCCATGGCGAACGATCAGCACGCCGGAGGCGATGGCCCTTTTCAGTGCGTCGATCTGCGCTTGCGTATAGGCCATGTGATCACCTCGAAAACCAGTTGCCGCCAGGGCGGTTAATCCATGTTCGCTTCGCCGGCGGCGCCTGCCTCGTCGGCGGCTGCTTCGGTGGCGTTGCTTCCGCTTCCGCCTTTTGCGGCTTCGGCGTTTTCATTCGTCGTTTGGCCGGCGCCGCGCCGGTCTCGATCGGCACCGCATAGGAGTTTTCCGGCCCGGCCAGCGCCCACGCCGGCGGCCGTTCCCAATTGATGCGTTCGGCTTTAAGCACGATCGCCAACGCCTTGCCGTAAACCGCCAAGTCGAGCGCCTCGTTTCGAAGGCCGCTTTTGATTTCGCGCCATCCGAAATCGGTTCGCGCTTCGGCGCAGAATTCCGCGAAGACAGTGTCGGCGAGCTGATCGGGCAAATGATATTTGCCAGGCCCCGAATCCTTGCGCGTCAAAGACATAATCACTTCGTCTTTGAGTGGATCGGTTCCGGCCTCGACGATCATCAAATCCGACTTGCGCCGGCGCTTCGTGCCCTGCACCTTCTCCGGCGTTTTATAAACCGCGCGCTCGCGTTCGGTGCCGCCTCGGCCG